GGAAAACCCGACGCCGCTGTTGCGTATAATCCTGCAATAAAAAGGTTTTCTGATAGCCTTATTAGATGGGAAGACCAGCCAAACCACTTGAGCAGAAGCGACTGCTCGGCAACCCAGGCCAAAGGCCGTTGCCCAAGGAATCAGCCACAATCGCCCTAACCGGCGGTTATGTCGAACCACTGCGCCCACTAAGCGACGCAGGCCAGACACTATGGGACTCAATCTATGCAAAGGGCGAGCTGTGGATCAGCGCTCGCACGGATACGCAGTTTTTACAAATGGTTTGCGAACAACATGACCGCAGACTATGGTTGATGGAGAGGATGCAATCAGACCCTGACAACTGGCGCTTAGTGCGACAGCTGCACGACCTAGAGGTGATGATTACCAACAACATGGGCAAACTGGGACTAACACCCGCAGACCGCACTAAGTTGGGCTACGCCGAAGTCAAAGCAAGGTCGAAGCTAGAACAACTACAGGAAAAGTGGTCGAAGAATGAGCAGCTGGCCTCCTAGGTGGATAACACCAGTTCCTGACTCTGCGCTTGAAAACTCGCATGGCCTCAGAACCATAGACTTCATCAACACATTCGCAACAGTCACCAAGGACTCGGTGGGTGGAGCTGCCGGTACTCCAATGATTCTCAGGGATTGGCAGAAGCAGCTACTCCTAAACGCCTTTGCCGCAGATGGGGATGGGTTCAAGCACAAGGTCATACTTACAGGCGTTCCACGCAAAAACGGTAAAAGCGCCTTGGCATCCGGTGTTGCTCTTTGGTCACTGCTCACAGGCCCCAAGGGTGGCGAGGTTTACTCCTGCGCTGCCGACAAGGACCAGGCTCGCATTGTGTTCGGTGAAGCGAAGAAGATGCTGGAGAACGAACCTGAACTAGCTGAGCTTGCCAAGATTTACCGAGACGCTATAGAGATTCCATCAACTAACTCGGTCTATCGTGTTTTGTCAGCAGAGGCATTTACAAAAGAAGGTTTGTCTCCAACCATGGTTATCTTCGATGAGTTGCACGCCCAGCCAGACAGAGAGCTGTTTGATGTTATGCAGCTTGCTCAGGGTGCGCGTGGCAACAAAGCCACCATGTTCTGCATCACAACCGCTGGACAGAAGTCCGACACGACTGGTCAAGACTCCATCGCCTACTCGCTCTATCAGTATGGCCAGCGAGTGACCCGCGGGGAGATAGAAGACCCGACATTCTTCATGGCATGGTGGGAAGCACCAGCAGAGGCAGATCACAAAATACCCGATACCTGGATTGACGCAAACCCAGGCTTCGATGACATCTGCGCACGCTCAGACTTCGAAAGCGCCGTGCTGCGTACACCAGAAGCCGAATTCCGTACTAAGCGCTGCAACCAGTGGGTATCTAGCAATCTGACCTGGCTACCGACTGGTTCATGGGACGAACTCGGTGCAGAACGCGAAGTCAGTCCAGATGACGAGCTAATCATCGGCTTTGACGGCTCTTTCTCAGGTGACACCACAGTTCTTGTCGGTTGCACTATTCCACAAGACGAGGAGCTACCTCACCTGTTTCTCATCAAGGCATGGGAGAAGGGTCCGGACGACGACGCCTCATGGCGAGTCAACATCACAGATGTAGAAAACGAAATAGTCAGTTTCTGCCAGCAATACCCAAAGGTCCGAGAGATTGCTTGTGACCCTTACCGCTGGCAGCGCACAATGGCCTTCCTGCAAGAGGAAAGAGGCCTACCGATTGTGGAGTTTCCATCCACATCGCCTTCGCGTATGGTGAAAGCCACGGCGCGATTCTTCGACGGAGTAATGGAGAAGAAACTAACTCACTCAGCCGACCCGTTACTGGCACGACACCTTGACAACTGCGTACTAAAGATAGACAACATTGGTCCGCGTATCGTCAAAGAGAATCGAAACAGTAATAGACGCATTGACGCAGCAGTGGCCGCTGTTATAGCGTATGAACGGGCTACCGTGGGTAGAATGGAAGAAATAGTGCCACAAGTATTTATTTAGGCGGACATGAAGGCAACAATCATACAAACCCTAGGAGCAGCGCTAATTTCAGTTGGCGCAGCTTTAGTTTACCTACCGCTCGGCATAATCCTAGCTGGTGTGGCCACTCTTATTTTCGGTATTGCCCTGGAGCGTAGCTAATGCTAAATAACTTATTCGAGAAGCGCGCGATTTCATTTCAGACCGTTTGGGGTTCTGGTGACTTTGTAGATGTTCAGTCACAATCTGGAACGGTTGTCAATGCAGATACGGCGATGCAGCTCAACGCTGTTTTTTCAGCTGTATCTCTAATCTCTGACACAATCTCCACTTTGCCGATTGATGCGTACATCAGATCGCAAGGCGCACGCTATCCGCTGCGACCAAGACCAGTCTGGGTAACAAAGCCAGATGTTGACACAACTAAAGAAGCGTTCTACGGTTCGGCAATTGTTTCGCTGTTGCTAGAAGGAAATGTTTTCATTCGCGTATTCCGTAACACTCGCGGCGAAATCGTTGACATGAAAGTTCTAAACCCAATTGATGTTGACATCAAGCGCAATGGACAAGGCAGATTGATTTTCAATGTCAAGGGTGCAGAGCGCGCGCTTACACAAGATGAGATTGTTTTTATCCCAGATGTTGTAAAGCCAGGTTCAGTTCGCGGTATCTCACGCGTTGAAGCACTAAAAGAAAACTTCGGTCTAGCATCAGCACTAGAAAAGTACGCAGCAAGATTCTTCGGTTCAGGAACTCAGACATCAGGTGTTCTAGAAGTTCCAGGCAACCTAACCTCCGAACAAGCTAAGTCAATGCAAGAAGCATTCGACTCACGCCACCGTGGATGGGCAAGAGCGCACAAGACAGCAATCATCACTGGCGGTGCGCAGTACAAGCCAACAAATGTTCCAAATGACCAAGCTCAGTTCCTAGACAGCCGCAGAATGGCAGTTGAAGATGTTGCACGCGCATTCAACATTCCACCGCACCTACTTGGACTACCAGGAACTAACACTTACGCATCAGTTGAACAAAACAACATTGCTTTCGTAACTCACACGCTTCGTCCAATCGCTCAGAAGATTGAAGGCGCTTTGACTGCTCTACTTGCAGAAGAAACAGGCAAAGAAGCAGCTTTTGTAAAATTCAGTCTTGATGGCTTGCTACGCGCAGATGTAAACGCACGCACCGAGGCCTATGCTCGCGGACTTCAGTCTGGTTACTACAAGATCAACGACATCCGTCGCTTTGAAGACTTAGAGCCAATTGACGACCCATCGGCAGAGACAGTCCGCGTTCCATTGGCTAATGTCAATGTGGACGCTGCTGACCTATCTGCAATGAGCGCAAAGGTAGAAATGCTACAGCGTTTGGTTCAGTCAGGTTACGACCCAGTTGACGCCGCAGCAAAGCTTGGCCTTCCAAACTTCCAGCACACCGGCGCAGTTTCGGTACAGCTACAGCCAGAGGCGCAACAGTGATAACAAATGGCAGATTGTCTATTGGAACTACTGCCGTCGCCATTGACGGTGTACACAATCAACCTGCTCACATGATTATTCACAACGACGACAACACTCAGGCTGTTTATCTAGGCGGGCCTGGAGTAACGGCTGCTGACGGACTAACAATTGAGAAACTAGAGTCTTTGCAATTCGACCTAGGACCTTTAGAACAGGTTTATGCAGTCAGTACAAAAACCAATCACACAATCAGCTGGATGAGGCAGACGCTCTAATGATCAAACCAGGCAAGTACAACATCACCGCATACCAAGGTGCAACATACGACCTAAACATGACTTGGACAATTGGCGGTACGGCGGTGAATCTAACTAACTACACCGCAGCAATGCAAGTGCGAACTGCTGCCAACTCAACCGCCACAGTATTCAGTCTGACAAATGGCTCAGGCATCACGCTCGGTGGAACCGCGGGAACAATCGCCGTAAACATCAGCGCTAACGCAATGGGCGCAGCCACACCTGGTCAGTATGTCTATGACCTAGAACTCAATTCAGGTGCAACAGTAACTCGACTAATTCAGGGAACATTCCAAATCCAAGCTGAGGTAACTCGCTAATGTCAAATTCGGTTGTAGCTCTAACAGAAACCAGCACTCTTGTAACTGTCGTCGAGACAGGCGTAAATGTTGCTGTAACTGAAACTGCTACGACTATTGAACTTGGTAACTCAGGACCGCAAGGTCCGCAGGGTATCCAGGGCGCGACTGGACCGAGCAATGTTCTAACAATAGGTTCGGTTACTGGCGGAACTGCCGCAGCTGCAACTATCGCTGGAACATCTCCATCACAAACTCTTAGTCTTGTTTTGCCACAAGGCGCAAAAGGCGACACTGGTGCGACTGGTGCCACTGGGCCAACCGGTCCTACTGGTCCACAAGGACCGAAAGGTGACACTGGGGATCAAGGGCCGCAGGGTATTCAAGGTGAGACTGGAGCGACTGGTGCTACCGGTCCAACTGGTCCAACCGGACCGACTGGGGCAACAGGTCCAAAAGGTGACAAAGGTGACAAAGGGGACACCGGTGCCACTGGTGCAGTAGGCGCGACTGGTGCTACAGGAATCAATTGGCAGGGTCTTTGGGTCAATACAACTGACTATGTAAACAACGATGCTGTTTTCTATAACAATTCATCATGGTTTGCTTCTGGTAATCCACCAGTAGGTGAGATTCCATCTGAAAGCTCGACTTATTGGTATCCATTAGCACTGCAAGGTGCCACCGGTGCGACTGGCGCAACCGGAGCCACAGGAGCCACTGGAGCCACAGGGCCGACTGGTCCGACTGGACCTCAAGGGGCAAAAGGGGACAAGGGTGACACTGGAGACACTGGCCCGACTGGTCCGACTGGAGCCACCGGAGCCACTGGTGCAACTGGACCTCAAGGACCAGCAGGAGTTGTTGCTGCTACATCTCCAATTACTTACAATTCAGGTACACAAACAGTTGGTATTGATGTCAATGCCGCTGGCATCACTATCAATGGAACAGCTGTCGCACTCGGCGGCACCGTAACCATACAAGCGAGGTTGGGCTAATGCCGTACTACATTTCAGATAAGAACCCAGACTGCGGTGGTTGGGCAGTCGAAATGTCAGATGGTGAAGTAATGGGTTGTCACCCAACTAAGCAACACGCCATTGACCAGATGGTCGCGCTGTCCATCGCAGAAGACATGGAGCCAGGTGGCGAAAGGTCTATGCCTGGAACACTGCAAGTTGGCGACTATGTTTCCTGGAACAGCTCAGGTGGTCGAGCAAGAGGCGAAATCAAAGAAATCGTCGAAGATGGCCGTATCAATGTTCCAGACAGTTCGGTCACAGTTACTGGCACTCCATCTGACCCAGCCGCACTAATCCAGGTTTACGAAGAATACAACGGTGGCTGGAGAGATACCGATGTTTATGTAGGACACAAGTTTTCAACCCTGACTCAGATAGCTCCACTCCCAGAACCGGACGACGAGCCAGAAGACGAAGACGACGATGATGATGACGACGATAGAAGCGATGTCGAGTACAGACAAATCAACCTAGAGCCGCCCTCCTACATGAGAGCTGCTGCCCGTAGGGGCCTCGAATACTACGAGCAAGGACTTGGTGGAGATGGACTGGTTGAAAGAACGATTCGCGAAGCAAGAGCCATGGCAGCTGGTAATGTCACTGCTGATAAATGGGTTAGGATTCGGGCTTGGATTGCTCGTCACCTTCCTGATCTGGATGCTCCCGCCGCCAATCCTAATTCAGACGATTATCCTAGTCCTGGCGTAGTTGCACACTTGCTTTGGGGTTCAGGTCCATCGAAGCGTGCAGCACAACGAACTTTGACTTATGCAGAAGGTGTCGTTGCTAGAATTGAAGAAGAAAACGAAGGCCGAGCGAAAGGCGAAGCATTGTCGAAGATAGAAACACGCGTCACCCCAATTCAGTTTGAGGTACGCGAAGATGGCGACTACATGACCTTTGAAGGTTATGCAGCTGTATTCAACAGCCCATCAGAACCACTGCCATTTATTGAGCGTATCGCTCCTGGTGCATTCAAGCGTTCCATTGAGGCACGCAATGACATCAAGCTGCTCTGGAACCACGACACTGGAACCGTGCTTGGCTCAACTCGCGCTGGAACACTAAAGATTTACGAAGACACCCGTGGCCTAAAGGTTACTGCTCAGCTGCCTAACACGACAGCTGGACGCGATGCGTCAGAGTTGCTACGCCGTGGAGATGTAGATTCAATGAGCTTTGGCTTCAGCGTTCCTGCTGGAGGAGACGAGTGGTCGGCAGACGGATCAGAGCGCACACTACGCTCGGTCCGTCTTCACGAAGTCAGTATTGTGGCATTCCCAGCATATAGTTCAACCGCTGGCACTACAACTGTCCGTGGTCTAGACAAAGTGGCCGAAAGAGCCAATGTTGATGCAGATGCACTAGCAGATGCAATCGTAAAGCTGGAGGAAGGCAAGGAGCTTTCGGAAGATGAAGGCCGCCTCCTAAATCAGGCAATCAGTTCCTACACCATCAAGGAAGAAACCCCTGCTGGTGACAAGGACCTACTTGCTCTGAAGAAACTCAAACTAAAGCTAATGATGGGAAACTAAATGGCTAGTAAAGAAGAAATTAAGAAGGCGGTCCTTGCCGTAGCTGGTAATCCAGAAACGGGACCTATTTTTCAGCTTGCAGATGCAATTGCTGAAGCGGTTGTTGCCCTAGATGCTCCGGTTCGCTCCGAAGCCCCCTCCTTCAAGGCAACTGAAGAAACTCGCGTTCTAAAGGCTGACGAAAAGCGATAACCCCTAATCGCTCTTGCGAGTTCGCCCCCAGAGAGTTGTCCTTTCGCTCTGGGGGTTTTCGCTGTTTGTGGAATTCGGTTGTAAAATTTATCTATCGGATGTGAGTCAGCTCTGCCGTGTTCAGTTTGCGTCAGCGCAACTGTCCAAATGTAAATCAATAAATAGGAGACTAAATGTCTGAGTTCGTAAAGACTCAGCAGGAAATCCGCGCTAACCTGACTGAGCAAATCCGCGATGTAATCGAGGGTGCTGAGAAGGAAGGCCGTGGACTTGACGCTGCTGAACTTGAGAAGATTGACCGCATTGAGGCCGACATCCGTCGTGCTGACGATGCAATTGCTGTTGCAAAGCGCAACGAGGAGCGCGCACTAGAGGCTTCTGTAGCTTCTAAGGGCTTTGCTCTACCAGAGAAGTCAGAGCGCAACGCTTCTGATGTTCTACGCGAGATTGCTGCTACCCGTGGCGCTCACACCTTCAACCGCGAGGAAAGAACTCTAGTTCCAACCACCAACACCGTTCCAAAGTCATTCTTTGACCAGGTATTCGATGTTGCTCGTCTAGTTGGTCCAATGCTAGATGTCGGACAGAGAATCAACACCACTTCCGGTGAAGACATCACTATCCCAACTCTTACCGCATACAGCACTGCAACCCTAAAGGGTGCTGGTGTTGCTATTGACGAGTCAGAGCCTACCTACAGCTCCATCACACTACAGGCGTACAAGTACGCTCTGCTCATCCCAGTATCCAACGAACTGATCGCTGATGCAGGATTCGACATCTCTGCTCACCTTGCTGAGCAAGCAGGTAACGGTCTTGGCTTCGCAGTCAACAATGTTCTAACCAACGGAACTGGCTCTGACCAGCCAAACGGTGTTGTAACTGCTGCTGGTTCTGGTATCACTGGTGGAACCGGTGTTGCTGGTGCGTTCACCGCTGACAACCTGATTGACCTACAGTACACACTTGACGGAGCTGCTCGCAGACTTCCAGGTGTTGCTTACATGGCAAACGGTCAGGCAATGGGAACCATGCGCAAGCTCAAGGACACCGCAGGTAACTACCTATACCAGGTCAATGTTGGAGCGCCAGACAACTTCGCTGGCTACTCAGTCATTGAGAACCCTGCAATGTCATTCGGAACTGGTGCAAAGTCGGTGCTTTTCGGACACCTACCAAGCTACAAGGTTCGCGTTGCTGGAGGAATCCAGGTCGCAACTTCAACAGACTACGCATTCAACAAAGACGAAACAACTTTCAGAGTGCTAATGCGCGTTGATGGTTCT